TTGTTCAGTAAATGGGACTATTGAAAGTGAAAATGGAACAATTAATACTTATGATTGTAATTATATTTTAGATGAGGGCTGGGTAACTGCAGGAAAAGAATATACTTTACTTTGGGATGGTTCTGCAAAAATGAGGGCATCTTCAAGAGAAGTTAATTACACTTTTGATAATTCTACAAATATTACAACAATTTATAGATATGCCTTTTTTAAGAATAATATTACTGCAATTGATACTTATACCTTTAATGGTTCAGAATCAGATGTTGAATTATTTCCAATTAGCCATACAATTACTATTTTAAATGCTAAAACTGCACAAAATGAATTAAATAAAAATACTGAATTTATTTTAAATTATGAAGTTACTGAATTAGGATATTCTGGAGAAACAATTAGTAATATTGAAAGTCCACAATCTTTTGAACATAATATGGAAATAGAATGGTCTGAAGGGAATTATTATTCAAGAATTTATAAATATTCAAATAGAGATGAAGGTAAATTAGATGTAAAATATAAAATAGATTCTGATAATTATATTGTTGATGTTAGATTATTTGACCCTTTAACTGATGATTTAGTTTCTTATTATAAATTAGATGAAACTTCTGGAACAAATGTAGAGGATGCTCACGGAAGTAATGATGGAACAAATAATGGAGCAACAGTTAATGTAGTCGGAAAAATAAATACTTCTTATGATTTTGATGGTGGTGATCATGACAATATTCAAGTCGTTACAAATAGTTTAGACGCTACGGTTGAATTAACTTGGGCTGGTTGGGTTTATATTGATAGCGCAGGTAATGGAATTAGAAGGGTGATAACAGAATCCTATGGAACAAGCATATGGAATGGTATTTCTATTGAAGTTGCAACGGATAATAAAATTACTGCAAGTTTTCCTTATTCTATAAACAATGCAGACCTTCTAAAAGATAATGAAACTTCTCCTACAGATGAATGGGTACATATTGTTTATATTCGTAAAAGTGGAGACGGACAACTTTGGATTAATGGTGTTGAAAAAGATAGTTCAACCCAAACTTATGATGCATCAGGTTGGGACTTTGATGGTTTCTACATTGGAACATATAGGGATGCTAATGATAGGTGGTTTGACGGAACAATAGATGAAGTAGCAATATGGAATAGGGTATTAAATTCAACAGAAATAAGTGAATTATATAATAGTGGGGATGGTTTTACTTATCCTTTTAGTCCAAATGTTGGACTATTAGTAACTTTAATAAGTCCAGAAGATAATTATTATTCAAATATTTCAAATATAGAATTTATTGTAGATGTAATAGACGATTCACAAGTTGAAAATGTAAGTTTTTATTTAGATACTGTTTTAAATGAAACTAATTCAAGTCATATAAATGGAACATATATTTTTAGTAAAACATTAAGTGAAGGAGAACATACTTGGAAAATAGTTGCATTTGATAACGAATCGGAATCAACTAATTCTTCACAAAGAACTTTAACTATTGACTTGACTAATCCAAGCGTAGGAATAGATTATCCAGAAAATACAAATTATATCTATAAACCTGTAAGTCTTAATTCTACTATTTCTGATACTAATTTAGAAGAATGTTGGTATAGCCTAGATGAATTCTCAACAAATGATTCATTTACTTGTAATACAGATATAACTGGAATTGAAGCAGATGAAGAATCTAATGTTTGGTATGTTTGTGCAAATGATTCAAGTAGTCGTGAAAATTGTGATAGTGTAACATTTAATGTAGATACCCTTTCTCCAAATATTAATATAACTCATCCACCTAATAATACATATTATAATGCCCAAGTTACAAGTTTAGATTATAGTTATTCTGATACTAATTTAGATAAATGTTGGTATAGCACAGATTTAGGTGTAACAAATTCAACCCCAGAAACTTGTGATGGAAGTTTTTCTGTTAATTCAGTATATGGTCAGAATAATTGGATAGTTTATGCAAATGATAGTTTAGGAAATGAAAATTCAAGTAGTATTATATTTTATATTTATAATCTAACTTTTACAATTAATAATCAAACAGATAATTTAGATGTTGAGTTAGGAACAGCAATTAATTTAAGTGCAATAATAAATTTAAATAATGTTTCATTTGACATTGACCATCCAAATTATGGAAATAATCAAAATAATTCATTACTTACTTCAACACTAAATTTAGTTATTAATTATTTTAGAAATATTTTATTTAGTGATGAAAATGAATATCAAGAATTAGAATTTAATGAAATAAATGAAACAACAAATGAAAGTGAATTTAGTTATCTTAATTTTTCAATTCCAGTTCATCAATATGATTATGTAGAAAATTTAAGTTTTAATTTTTCAGGTAATTTAAATTTAGGAAATTCTACATTTGATAATACAACTGGAGAAAATTACATTGGAATTTATAAGGTAGATAATTTAAGTGAATTAGATAGAATTTATTATGGAAATTTAGTTGATGGAAAAATACAATTAAGTACTATTTGGGATAATTCCTATTACCTTAATGAAACTAATGTTAGTTTTGATGGGTATGGAGACCAATTACTTTATTTGTTTTTAGATGATAATGCAGATATAGAAAGTTTCTTACTTAATATTACTGGTTATGAATATGGATTTGAATATGAGTCTGGAGCAAATTATTTTGAAGATTATGACGATATAGATACTCTTTTAACTACAGCCCATTTAGATAAATCTGGAAGAATATTTGCTGGGAATTCAAGTTCCCAAACTTCAAAATATGATTCTTATGACTCTTCAATTAATTCAACTTTATGGACAGCAGTTGTTAATTATCCTTTAACTGGAACAAATTCAGAAACAAATGATTACATACAATCTAATGTTGCTCTTACCACAGGAGGGGTGAATTTTGCAAACAATGTTGCTTATGTTGTAGCAAATTATAGTTTAATTAATCCCTATTCTTCAGATGATATTTCTTTTAGGGTTGTTAGTGATTATGATGGTTATGAAAATGATGGAACAGATTATGTTGATGGTCATTCAAGAGTTTATTTTGCAGGAAATTCTATCTGGGAAAGTTCTTATTTAGAAGATCATAGTGATAATGAGCATGAATCTTCCGATGCCGATTTGACATTTACCTTAGATAAGTATAATCAAACTCATTGGAGAATTCAAATAGCAGGTATTGAAACATCAGAAGGAAATGCTTATTCATTATGTTCAAATGATGCAGCAAATGGGGTATGGAATTGGACAGGAGGGTATTATAATATTACTTGTTTAGACCCAAGAGATGGTGGACCTTTTTCTGGTTCATTAGATAATGATTTTTACCAAGAAATAGATTATGATAGTATTCTTTCTTTGGTTTCTTATTCTGTTGGGTCTAAAAAAAATAATGCTGGTTTAGAGAATATGATTACAAGATTATATCCAGTAACAAGGAATCTTTATTTAAGGAGTAATTCTACCGTTATATCAAAATCTGTTTTTGATTCATCTGCAGATATTACTAAAGTGACCCCATTTGTTTCAGTAAATTATGGGGATGATGCTTTGTTATACCTTTATCTAAGTGCAGATGATGGAGAAAATTGGGAAAGTGTAACAAATGGAGTAGAACATTCATTTGTCAATCCAGGAAAAAATATAAAATGGAGAATAGATTTAAATTTAACTGAATCTAATTACTTTTCAAATATTTCAAAGATAATTGGGATAAATTTATCTACTGAACAATCCTTTCCTTCAAATGTCTCTTTAGATTTTGGAAATGATGGAACTTTTGATTACAATATGACTGGTGAGTTAAATAATACAAATAGCCCTTTAATTGTAAATTTAACTTCCTCTGATTTAACCTCTGCTTTTACAGGAACTCCAATACTTGGAAGTAATTTATATTCTATACCATTAAGAATATTTAGTGCAACAGCTGGAATCATTAATATTAAAAACCTTAATTTAACCTACAATCCAAACCCTATTTGTTTAAATGTTACTTCTATATCTGAAAAATTAAAAGAAATCACTAATTTTGGAGATTTAAATATTACAATTGGTGCTGTTAATGGAACACTTAATTTAACAGATTTAAGATATGATTATGCCGGAGGAAATAAAACTTATGAAATATTAGCACATTCTGTAGATTATGTAATAAACAAAACAATTAATTTAACTTATTATTTTAGTCAATGGGATTATAATTGGGTACCAACAGGGGTAGAATGGATATTCTTTAATCCAAGTTCTCCAACAAGTAAAAATGTAACTCCTTATGGACAAACAAACACTATCCCAATTTTAAATATAACTAATTTAGGATATGGTGGAAAAAACTCAACATTAAGTATCTATATGAATGAAACATCTTCTTGTGTAAATACTACAATGAGTTTAGATAATAATAAGTCTAATGGAATTATATTAAATAATTCATTCCAAGATTTAACTAATCTAACTTATCTACAAAATTCAAGTATTTGGTTATGGGCAGATTATGAGTGTTCTTATTCGAATTGGGCATTGTATAACCCAAGTTTCTATTTTAGACAATGTTGTGATGGGTGTGTCTGTGATTTGGAGGTAGTATAGTTTGGTAGTTAAAAATATCACAGCTACTGGACCTAGTGGAAATATAAAACCCATTCCTGTATGGCACCCAATTCCTCCAACAGGTAATGAAAAGATAAAAGTTACAATTGATACTTCTTCTGGGGAGATTGATGTTTCAGACTTAATTACACAAGCAAGTTTTAATCTTGGGGTAACTTCTACTATTGGAGATTTTACTTTAACATTTATAGACCCAATAAAAGAGAATCACGATTTAATAAGTCTATTTAATGATGTTTATCTTTATTCTGATTATGGGACAGAAGCAACAACAAAAAGATTTAGATTTAAGGTAGAAAGGAAAGGTTTTTCTGATTTTAAAACAACATTAAGTGGGAGTGGTATTGGAATGATTTTATCAAATAAAAGTATAATTTACCAAAGTTTGATAGATGAACTTATCTCTTATAAAAATAGGTCAGATGTTATTATAGAGATAATCCAACAAAATTTCCCAGATATAACTGATTTTAGTCATATAGAAGAAGATACAACCCAAGTTAAGGTTAATTACTCTGAAATCCCTTTTTATGATATAATTGAGGAACATTGTGGGAATACACATTATTTTTATTTAGATAAAGATTTAATTCCATATTACTTTACAAAAGGTTCTGTAAAAAATACAACAGAAGCAATTACAAGTAATAATTTAGTTACTATAGATGATAATGCAGAAGATGGAGAAGAAATCTATACAAGAGTTCGTATTTATGGATATAGCTCTGGAGAAATACCAATAATCTCAACAAAAGATTTAGGTACAACTATTACGGGGGGAATTGATAAAGATTATATCATCAATAATACATCAATAATAACACAAGAACAAGCAGATGATTTAGCACTACAAACAGCAAATGAATTACAAAATTCCACAAGAGTTGGAAGTATAGTTTGTTTAGGATTACCCTCATTAACCCCTGGAGATTCATTATTTATAGGATTACCTGAACATAATCTTCCACCCGGATATTATAATATAAAAGAATTTTCTATAAATATTGATAATGAGGGAAATTATCCATACCTTACAAATTTTAACATAGAAAAAAGAAGATTAGATAGTCCAACAGTTATAAAAGATATTATTCAAACACAAAATGAGATAAAAGAAGCAATCAATAAAAACGATTTAGATTTCTCATTAGTTATAGATTTTAGTCAAGTTGATTCTGGTACAACTTATGGAACCCATGATGGTACTTCTGTAATGGAGGGTAAATTGGTAGTTACTTCTGGTTCTGTGGGAACGTGGATAAGTCCAATATTTACATTAACAGATGATATATCTATAATGGAAAATAGATGGTATGGGGATAATTTAGTTAAAGAGTATGGTGCTACTTCTGCATTATTGTTTTTTAGTCTTAATGGGGGGGTTACTTGGAAACCAGCAATTGTTTATGGACAACAAGTTAGTTCAAAAATTCCTACTGGTAGAAGTTTAAGGTATAAAGTAGTATTTAATTCATCTGACCAAAATTTAGCAAGAATGGGGTCTTTATATAGTCTTTAGAGGATAAGATTATATAAAAGTTTAAATACTAATTAAGAGTATATATTCTATGGCTGAAAAAATTAAAGTTGTCAAGGCAGGTAAGTTAGATAAAGAGGGTTTAAAAAAGTTAGGTAAATCTTTTTTAATTTCTCTTGCAGGTGCAGGTATTATCTTTTTAGGGGATATTACTAACATCGCAGACTTTGGAAGTTTAGAAGTTTATATATCTACATTCTTACCTTTTCTTGTAAACACATTAAGAAAATTTTTATTACCTTATACTTCTAAAGCATAAAATGCCTAAAAAAGCAGAAGAAATAAGGAAAGAGATAGAGGATAGTTTAAGAAAAGAACATCCCAATTGGACTTCTGAAAGAATTAGTAGTGTATCTTATGCGACTGTTCAAAGAATGTATAAAAAGAAAGGACTTAAATTACCTTTTTAATTCTAATTTTTTAATTTATATTTCCCATTAATTATTGGTAAATATTGAACTAATCCATTATTCCATAAAGCACAATTTCCATTTACCCAATTTGTTGATTGTCCTTCTGTATAATATAAATTAAGGGGTGTTGATGTTCCAACTGTGTATGTGTCTCTTAAAACTCCAAGATTATGCACATGACCAGATATGCTTTTTCCATAATCATCTTCCTTAGATTTTATGCTTCTACTACCACCAAATCTTCCCCTATCTCCATGTGCACCTAATTGATAACCTTTGACTTTATAATCTTGATTTCTTTTTAAAAAATGTATATTACTTGGTAAATCTCCAAACATCTTAATTCCCTCTT